GAGGAAAAGAAGTGCCTTTTACGGCTTACTACGGGGTTATTTCCGCAAAATAGTTAATGGAAATAGGTAAAATATAATTCTTATCATCTTGTATTGCAGATCCGACTATTGGAGTCCGCATCACCTTAACAACCAATCCGCTTTCAGTCATTGCTAATCCTCTAGCAAAATGCGCTTTAATTGCCTCTGCTTTCGCTTGAGCAGATCCTCTACCCTTATTAATCGGATAAAACAACATGATTTCAAAAAAACCGACTTCTCTATAATATCCATCACCTAATGTTGGATTCTCTGGTTGAGCAGGCAATAACCTTACTCGCTGATAAGCAGTACCCTCTACTGGGGCATATACAGTGTTTTCAAATGCAGTAGGCAAGTTACTGGCAATAGTAGCTAAACGCTTTTCAAATGCCGCACTTATTTTAACTAAACTCATTTGACCACCTTATTGCCTATGTTTTCAAAAGCACCCATTACCTCTAGGTAGGTAATTCGTATAAACCCTTGTGGGGCTTGTTTTGAATAACCACCGACTGTTTTAGCACCGTTTCCATATAGCCCATACTCTAGCTTTGCTACATAGGGCAGGTTATTTGTTATCCAGATAGTATCACCTACCTTGAACTTAGATAATGCGCCTAAAGCCCTTGTATCAGCTTGATTGCCAGATCTATCCTCTGGGTATTCAGTAGTATTGACAGAGTTAATACCCACATTCCAATTACCACGCAATCTGCCAGTATCTACTGGGCTTTTAAGTACAACCCTTGACTCTAACTCTAGCGCAATGGCTCTAGCAACTTGCGAGGCATTGGCTTTTGACTTCTCTAATATCTTGGCTAAATCAAAAGTTAAAGTTTCAGCATTAGCCGAAATCATTTTCTTACCTGTAACTCATATAAAACATTAATGCCAGCAGGCTCAATAGCCTTTATGTTGGCTATATCATAAGTAACAGATCCTACCGTTAATGTATCGGCAGGGGTTGGCGCAACTGGCAATTGTATAAATACCTGTTGATCGCCCTCTTTAATAAGACTGCCAGCAGATGATTGATCACCGCCATTCATGTATTGATACGGCAGAATAACGCCAATATCGGTTGTCGTGCTAGTGGTAGAACTATTTTGACCAGTAGTAGGATCATAAGTACCCACTAAATATTTAGTCAAAGTCATAGACTGCCCAAAACTAGCAAGTAAGTTACGAGCCGTATTTTTTAGGGCGTTATAGTTCATGTCCGCACTACCTCACGACTTATGCCAGATGCGCTGTTTAAGAATGGGGCTAGTAAGTTATCAATAGCACGATACTTCACATAAGCAGGCTTAGTATCATCATATTCAATCTCTAAGCTACCAACTTTCTCACGCTTAGTAATACGAGCAATGTCTGGGGCTAATTCGGTAGTAGATGCACGCAAGCCTAGATCAGCGCAAGCATTAGTCACTTCAATTGGCACTACATCATTGGCATAAAAAGAAAATTGATTTAAGTAAGTAAAATCCCTGCGCTGTACCTCATCTCTGGGGAAACTTAACGCCTGTAATTCTGTATGACGGTATCCTAAGAATCGTAAACGATAGACTTGCTCAATGTAATCAGTGGCTTTGCGTAGTGATTGCTCTTTAACGCCTGTCGTTAAACTCGCCCATGCGGTATTACCACGATTTGAATGGTAAGTATCGGCATCAGCTACGCTAATATAACTTTCAGCATTGACCAGCCCAGTTCCATTTTCTACGATTAAACTCATATTAAGTCCTAATGATCTAATAAGCCCAGCAGGAAACCCCTGTTAAGAGATTTCCCACTTGAATTACTAGCCTAATAATACAGCCGCAAATTCTGGTTTCCACAATTTAGTACCCCATGCCGCAGATACATTAAACATTGCTTTTTGGAATCCTTTGTAAGCACGCACTTCAAATACTAGACCAGAGTACGGATCTTGGATAACCATTGCATCAACAGCCGCATCACCACCGTTTGGCATTGCAGGCGCACGCATAGCCAACTCTAACGCATTGCGCTGGAATACCACATTGCGAGTAGAGGCGGCAGTTACAGTGATAGCCGCATTGTCAGCAACAGCTTTGCGTAAACCAGTAGCGGCAATAGTTACCACATTGGCGGCAAGAGCAGTAGCTACTACATACTTGTTGGTATCGCCAGCAAAAGTGATGATATCACCAGCTAAGATAGTACCTGTACCAGTATCAACAGTGATTGCAGTAGCGCCAATTGCATAACCACCAGCATTGTTTACTAAGTAGCCAGAACCAGTACCAACAGCAGGTAATTGGATGCCAGCAGACTCTTTAAGCATAATGCCTTGTAGATCTAATAACACGCCATTACGCAATAAATCACCGCTACCAGCTTCATTTACTTTTTGTAATTGAGCAAGGTTACGCAATTTAGTACCAGCCGCAGTATTTAACACCATTGTTACATCGTTCATTGGTGCGCCATTATCAACTAAGATTTTACGCAATTCCGCAACATCATCAAAGTTTGAACCGAATGGAGTAGTACCAGCAGTACCGTAAGCGCGAGATGCGCCTAAGTAAGCAGATGTAGCCAAATCGATTTCGATTTCGTTAGTTAAAGTACGCATAGCTTGGCGGATTTGATCACCGTAAATAGTTTCAAAACCTGCGCCATTGTTTACATGACGGATATCCTCACCAGTCCAAGGGATTTGTACACCACGGGATTTAGTGATAGACAATGTTTTGCTATCAACAGTTTGATCAGTACCCTCTGGGATTGTCATAGATGGTGCATTATCTACTGCACTAACTTGACGGGTAAAATGTGATCGAACTACATCATTTAAAGCAACACGCTCTGAACCATTACCGTTAATAGTTGATGATGAGATTACGCCAGTAAGTTCACGACCTACTGTATCTGCGGCTTTGTATAAATCAGCCGCTAAGTTTGTTAAGACATTAGCCATTTTATTTCCTTTGTTTAATCGACTACTTTAAATCCGTCTTTAGCTAAAGTTGCTCTTTCAAATTGCGACTTAGCATCAAATTCAGACCTACTAATAGTCTTAGATTGAGAATTATTGTTACCACCCTGCGCCCCACCACCAGAGTTGTTTTCAGCAGATACAAAATGTTTACCTGTTTCACTTGTAGCCCACTCTTTTACAAACTCACCTAGTGCTTTATCACCAATCACAGCTTGGTAGTTTCCATTTTCAGCTTTGATTGTGGCTTGCATTTTAAGCAATGCCTTTGCGGCATCCATGAGTTCTGGTTTAACTTTAGATTTAGCCAGAGAATCAGTTAAATTTGCATCAAGTAAGTATGTTGTTAATGCGCTATCTTTTTCTTTTACAAGTCCAGATAAACGATCCAACTCTTTTTTGCTTAATTTACCATCATTCTCTAATCTGCCAGATAATTCAGCAACTTGGTTTTGTAGATTTGCGTAATCCTCTGGATCTATGTCTGCACCTTTGGCTTTAACTTTTAGTTTCACCAGATCAGACTTCAAACCACGATTACTTTCCTCTAACGCTTCAAATTTACTTAATAAACCATCTAACTTATCTTGCGTTAATTCCTCGACTTTCATTTCATACCCCTTTACGGCACTGCCGTCATTTAAGCCACTGGCTCATTACTGTGTGGCACTGCCACGAAACAAAACCCACTAGCACGGCTAATGGATTCCAATAAAACTTATATTTCATATTCCGTTTGAGATGATTCCTCTATATACAATTCTACACCCGTTTTAACGGCATTTAATATTTGCTCAATGGTAGGCTCTGGCAAGCAAACGAAAAATGGTTTATATCCAAACATCTTAACATACTGCTCTACTGCTAAACTGTATTCCAAATCCTCTTTAGATACATTGGCTGTACTCATTAAGTCAAAGTTAATCATTTAATATGCCCTTATAAAGTTTACCCGTTTGTGGATAAAATACATCTACTACATCTGACCAAAATTTGTTTGGTGATCCATATAAAGCAGTTAAGTTAGCAAAAACTTCTGTATTTGCCCTATCAGATCTAGCCCTGTAATAAGCATTGCTGTGTCCGCCATTACCATTAGTACCCCACCCCAATAATTTATTTCTAGTTGCAGAACCTACTAGATCAGAAAATTTACCTATATTACCTTTTCTATAATTAGCCCTATCATCTATACCATTTAAACTTACCATGAATGATGAAACATCTTTATTCTTAATAGCATCTAGCATCAATGCTTTACGGTACATAGTAGTAGTATCACTATCTATATAGGTTGTTTCCTGCCTAAAAAACTTATCTAAATTATCTAAATTAAATCCAATCTCTTTAGCTTTAGCAGTAACAAATTTATCAGCCTGTAATATATCCATATTAGCCATTTCCTGCTGTAAAGCCTCAATCTCTGCTTTCCTCTTAACATTAAACTCTATTTGAGATTTACTTCTACGCCCAAATCCAGCATTAATCAATATTTCGGCTGTTTCAGCTTTAAGAATATCATCAAAATCCTTTTGACTACTTCTATAAGTTTGTTTTCCGTCTGATAAAACATTATCTAGGAAATGTCCATACTCATGCCGCCATGTACCTTGGTTTTTAATGCTATCTGGGGCAGGATTTTCGATAGTTTTGCTACTACTATAATATGTCCCACCTTTTTTTTCAGTTACGCCTTTAAGTTGATCGTCATACTTAACAATGGCATTGACCATGTAATCTGGCGCATCAGCAAAGCTGGCATCATGGAATCTAGCCTGCGGAGTATCTTTTTTCCATGTCAATTGCACTGGCTCACTGATTGCCTGTACAACCTGCACCGCTTCAAATGCTTTAGCATTACGCTGTTTTAATTCCTCTAGCGTATATACATGACCAGTAGGGCTAACAAACTTGTCCAGCGTGAGTTTGCCATCTCTGAATAGTTGCGCTTTAGTAACGCCTAGCACTTCATTCTGCCTAGCCACCGATTGATTCTTTAGCCACTCTTGATAAGTAGTCTTAGCAGGCACTTGTCCATCCATCGATGCTCTAGTGCTTTCTGGCAGATCTACATCTAGCCCTAATTCCTTGAATGACTTGATCACAGCGACATATCGACTGCGGCATCTAAAGTGGGCAGGGATCGATGGCTTAGGCTCACCAAGTGGGTAATAGTTGCCATCTCTGCTGGCGCATAACTCCGTAGTGCGTGTATCTAGTGTTGCAGTATAACGATAGCCTTTGATAATGTCCTCATTGGCATCATATAGGGCTTGCTGGGCTACATTGGCGGTATGGGCAATAGCAGTCAATACAACCGACTCTGCATTTGCTCTAGTGATGTTCATAATGCCATCAGTGTAATTTAGAGCCTTAGTGCCTCTAATCTTATTCACTATCTCGCCAGTAGTTTGGCTTTCAATGAAACCGATCCGCACCGCATCTCTGATTAAGTTGGCTTTTTGCGTTTCCATGCCAGTTAAGAACTCACTTAGGAATTTGCCTTGGAATGGTGTAGCAATAGCAGAGGCATAAGCCGCCTCTGGTGAAATGGGCAACACCTTAACAGGCTGTACACTGCCGATAAGATTCTGCTGGTACTCTACCTCTGCTTTTGTGAATTTGCGTAGATCAGAATTTAATTGATCTGATACCTTGGCATAGGCGGATGTATTTAAATCGTTTACAGAGCGTAATAATGCTTTGATTCTGCCTATTTTCTCTGGGCTAGGTATGACTTTGTTTAATTCGGCAGTAAGTTTGCTGTATAAGCTGGCATCTGCTTTGTTAAGTATGTTAATAATCTTTTTGGTTATAGCATTACTGTACCCAAGCACATCAATGGCATGAGATATTTCCTTATTCAGTAATTTTTCGTTTACATTCATTATGCAATACTTGTGATTAAGCCACCGACTACGGTAATTGTTTTTAAATCAACAGTGGTAAAGCTACCACTAGCCCCTTGATACTTTTCCCATAAGTTAGTTGAACTATTGAATTTTAGTAGATCATTGTTTGCTGGGGATCGAGCAGATACATCATGTAACTCATCCATCTCATAGCCATTCTGTATTCTAACTTCGATAGCACCTTGATTTTGATGGCTACGAGTAACAATGGCTACATAAACTAAGTGATTTGGCGCATATTGTTTAACATCTGTATAACCACCTGCAACCGTACTGCTTAGATATAACTGTGCGCCCTCTGCAAATGCAGATGTATTTAATCCGACTAACTGACCAAATACAGTAGCATAGCCATTTTGATTGTTTGAAATATTAGCAGTGATAATACCCATAGTTTGTGCGCTTGTGGGATCACCAGTGGCTATTGCTCTTGATACAACTGCTTTATTACCTGCCGCCCCACTAATATAGACAACTGTACCTTTTGTCATTACAGAGCCAGATTCGTTACGCACTTGGGCTAATAAGGTAGATGCTGGGGATGCCTCTGATACTTGAATATTTGCAACAGTTCCAGTCTGGGTTACGACTATACTGCCGTCATCTGAAGTTATTTCAGTAATACCACCGCTAGATGGTGAAACTTCTAAATTAAATGTAGTGCCATTATTTGTTATTTCGACTGTATTGCCAGTAGATGTAAGTGCTTGCACCCCAGTAGATCCACCCATGAATCGACCTATGCCATCTTTACCAGCCAGATCAACTGCATTGCCCCATTCACCACTAGGCAATTCAAATCTTAACTTAGTGCCTTTCCATTCGTGATTCGGCTTATCGCCCTTATCGCCTTTAATAGACAGACCATCAACACCATTTTTGCCGTCAATGCCATTAGCGCCATCTTGCCCATCTTGACCGTCTTTACCATCCTGCCCGTTTTTGCCATCTATTCCATCTCGACCATCTAAACCATCCTTGCCATCTTTACCGTCTTTGCCATCAGATCCACGCTCACCATCTTTGCCGTCTGCGCCATCCTTACCAGCATCACCAGTATCGCCCTTATCACCTTTTTCGCCTTTATCACCTTGATCGCCTTTGATTGATTCTGGCATGACAATAGCATCAACTCTATCTTTAAGTTTTGCTAGTGCCTCGGTTAATAATGCGACTAATTCATTCA